ATAGGAATAGTGTATATACATCCTATAATGCAAATAGTGCGTCCATAGATGCTTCGTATATTACTAGCGGTACTCTTGATGCTGCAAGACTTCCAACATTTAATGGTGATATAACAGCAAACACTTCTAATGGTTCTGTAAGTGCAACAGTAGTAGCTATTCAAGGATCACCAATTTCGGTACAGAATCCAAATAATGGACAAACATTACAATGGAACGGAACAGCATGGACACCTGGAGCAATACCAAATGGAGGTTCTGGTGGTGGTGGTTTAGTTTATTATTTAAACTTTGCAAATGAAGCTCAAACCCCAACAACAAATCTTTCCGCTACTCCAAATACACCAAAAGAACTTGGAATAACAGGTATCGTTGGAGCTTCCTCTTATACACTAAACAACGTTTCAACTACAACTTATGACTTAATTTGCGGATTTGTTTCTTTGACAGCAAGTCCAAATACAACAGTAATTCCTGCTGGTTTGTGGGATTTTAATATTTGGGCAGATGCTACATCAACTGTAACAAATCAAATGATTTTAAAGTTGGATGTGTACAAATACGATGGTTCAAATGTTCCAACATTACTCGCATCTTCTGGTGACATTTATATTTATGATCCTGTTGCGACTGCTCAATATATTGCTTCCGTTGTATTTCCACAAACAACTCTCTTAACAACAGACCGAATATATATTGAATTAAGAGCCAAAGGAACACAAAATAATAAAAACGTTACAATTTACTTTGGTGGAACAACTCCAACTCATGTTCATACTACTTTTCCAAGTGTGGGTGGTTCTGGTTTATTAAAAGTTATTAATGGTGTTTATCAGAGTCCTGCTTCTTTATTGGTTAATACTGATGTTGCGGCTAATGCCGCTATTGATCAATCTAAGATTAATGGGTTAACTGATGTTGCTAACAAAGCTAATTCTGCCTTTACAACAGTTCAAAGTAATTCCGCTAATTGGTCAGGTTTTGTCACTTCTAACATAACAGGTATAGGTGGAGCTACATCGCTAACTAATATGATGCAAATTACACAAGCGGGTTATAATGCAATAACTCCTGCTGTAAATACCCTTTATATAATTGTCGGATGACGCTCACACAATCACTTTCAGCCAGAGTACGTACAAGTGTGGTTAGTGCTATAATCAGCACATCAGCAACATTTCGTCAATTCATGTGCTACTCCGCGACAACTATTTCGCATGCAATTGGCGGCACAATTGGTCTTGTAAAAAATGGAATTGGAGGTTTAACATTAACAGGAGGAGCTAACTATACTGGGCCAACAATACTTAATCAAGGACAACTTATAATTTCATCAATCGTCACGCTCAATGGAGTTATTAGTGGGTCAGGACAGGTTTATAAAAGCGGTTCACACGCCATAACTATCGGAGGCAACAATACTTATTCTGGCGGAACAATATCTGCGGGTGGGACGATAACATATTCGTCTGGCAATGCTTTTGGAACTGGATCGTTTACGGCTCAGACAGCATCGCAAATTATTACACCAAACAATGTAACTTTGCCAAATAATTTTATAATAAACGCTGGAGCTACTTTGCAATATCGCACCACAGGTGCACCTACGATAACAGTTACAGGCAGTATCACAGGTAGCGGAAACCTAAACAAAACAGGAAATGGGTATTTGGATTTAACTGCATCAACGGATACCCACACGGGATCAACGACCATTACGGGTGGGTTCATTCGAGCTAGAAAAACTACTGGAGCGTCAACGGCAACCGCAACATTTCAATCTGGCAATCTTTCGTTGGTCGTTACATTCAATGTTTGCCCGCCATCTGGCGTAACAACCTTCCGATTTTTCCAAGGAACGACAACGCAAACTTATGCAACTGTTACTTTGGTGGGGCTTCCATCTGGCTCGACCGCAACTTATAACTCCGCAACCTCAACACTTTCCGTAACAATACCATGATAATCTCACCCAACGAAAACAACTGGTCATATGACGAATCGGATGCATGGAAGCTCGTCCATGATGGAACCAATATTATATTTTTTGAACAAACAAACAAATCAATATCAACACAGAGTATTTTATTTACAGGGACTCAAGAAGAATGTGAAGCAGAAATAAACAGGCTTGGATTGAGTTTGTCTTCTGATGAAGTTGTTGAGGAATAATATATATAGTCGATAAATAACAAACATATAAGTATATAATATGTCATATCCTCAACAACCAGTATTACCAAATTCTTTTCATGGAAGCACAACTTTTAATTCTCAGATTAAAAGCTACAATCATCTTGCACAAAGAGTTAGAAGAAGTTTAGGTGAACCTCTTATACAATTAGAAATAAGCAGTGAACAAATGTATGAGTTGATTGATATTTCACTAGAATACTTTACAAAATTTGCTGGTGTTGAGGAAGAATATTTGGTTTTTAGATCAGATCTTTATAAAAAGGGAGTAGGATTGCATATAGGAGAATTAATGAATATTACTCCAGATATGTATAAAGACAATACATCCAATCCTTCTTTAAGTGCATCATTTGATTATGATTTAGATGATTATAGAAGAGTTGTAGATGTTTTCTCATTTGCTGAAGGAAATAATACTGGTGTTAATACTCTTTTTACTATTGAAAATACAATTGCTCAACAAGCATACTTTGGTCATCTATTAGGAAATGTTGGATATGATTTAGTGACATTTAATGCATTAAAAACATGGATAGACACAAGAGAAAAGGTTTTAGCAATGACTCCTTATCTTAGATTTGATCCAGACTCTCAAATTCTTAAAATAATTCCCGAACCATCACAACAAAGTGGTACTCCTTATTTTGGTTTAGTTGGATGTAAGTTACAAAAACCAATAAAATATTTAGTAAGTCAACTTTGGGTATATAGATACACTTTAGCACTTACAAAAATAGCAATTGCGCATACAAGAGGAAAATATGCAGGAACTAATTTATTCGGTGGTCAAACACTTAATCATAGTGATCTTATGTCTCAAGGAATAACTGAAAAAGCTGCCTTAGAAGATGAAATAACCAAAGATACTATAGACAGAGATCCTATTAAATTTTTTATTGGTATTTTTATTGGTCTTTTATCAATAGGAAGTATGATTTTAGGATATAATTGATAATAATCCTATTAGTTTTTTTATTGTAGTTGTAAGTATTATAATGGAAAAAATAATAATAAAAGATTATAGTATTTTAAAATCTATAAAAAAAGTAGCTATAAAAAATAATCTATCATATGGTAGGATTAGAAATATTTTAAAAAATAACAATGTTTCTATGGTTTGGAAAAATACCAAAAATATAGAAAATATTACAAAAGCTATTGAAGAATATAAACAAGGGACATCTTTAAATCAACTCAATAAAAAATATGGATTTGATCATAACGTTTTTAAAAAAATTCTATCTAAAAACGGAATAGAATATATAAACAGAGCAAAAAATCCTATTGAAGGAGAAGTAATCACTATAAAAGAAAATTTAAATGATATTTTATCTTATTACAATAAAACAAATAATATCAGAAAGACATCAATTTTTTTTGGAGTGAAAGAGTGTAATCTATATAGGTATTTGAAAAGTGAAAATCTTCTAATAAGAAAAAACGAAAAAATATCTACAGAAAAAGAACAACAGATAAAGGATGAAATTTATAATCTATATGTAAATGGTAATTTAAACACATCTGATATAGGAAAAAAATATAATATAACACGTTACAATATCAAAAAAATTCTAATATCTAATTTTGGTAATGAGGTAATAAAACCAAAATCAGAAATAATTAGGAATATGAATTTATCAGAAGGATTTCAAGAAAATGCTTTAAAGAAAAATTATAGAAACAAAAACTACATATTACCTTCTGGTAGGACGATTCAGGTAATGGGATATGAAGATCATTTTCTTGATTTTGTTTTTGGGAATAATATTCTGAAAGAAGAGGATTTTTCATTTGATAGAGGATTTAGAATTAAAATTTCTGATAAAGGAAAACATATTCATTACTATCCTGATTTTCATATACCAAAGTTTAACATGATTATAGAGATAAAATCTAAATACACATACGAAAATCAAAAAAAATTAAATGATTTAAAAATAAAAAGAAGTAAGTCTAAAGGATATATAACTATTCTTATAGTAGATAAACACTACGAGGAGTTTTTGAAAATAATCAATGAAACTTCCTCTTAAAAAGAAAAATCCTAAATATGTGCAAGGAATATTCACCGCACATAATAAACAAAAGTATAGAGGCAAATTTCCTATTGTATATCGTAGTAGCCTAGAGCTTAAAGTGTTTCGTTGGTTTGATAATAATTCCAATGTTCTTACATGGGGATCAGAAAGTGTAGTAGTTCCTTATCAATCTCCTTTAGATGGAAGGATTCATAGATATTTTGTTGATTTAGTAGCCGCATTAAAAGAATCTAATGGAAATATTAAAAAACTCTTAATAGAAATTAAACCACACAAACAAACACTTCGTCCAGAAGCTACTAAAAATAAAAAAGTTAAAACAATGATATATGAACAGACTCAATTTGCACTTAATCAAGCCAAGTGGCAAGCTGCTGAAGCATGGAGCAAATCTAAAGGATATCAATTTATTATTTTAACAGAAAAACATATAAATAGTTGAATCTTTGCTTTCTATTGTAAATAATAATAACAAAAAGATAATTATATCTATAAATATTTAAACAATTATGTCCAATAATGCCTATAATCTCTTAATAGAGGAACCAACATACGAAGTTCAATATCTAATCGAAGAAAAAAATAGAAACACTCCTTCTATTTTACACATTCAAGGACCCTTTTTAATGGCTAACGAAGCTAATAAAAATAAAAGAGTATACCCATTGGAAGAAATGGTTAAAGAAGTTGGAAGATATACATCTGAAATGATTGACACAAAAAGAGCTACTGGAGAATTAAATCATCCATCTAGTCCTGATATTAATTTAGAAAGAGTTTGTCATGTTGTTACAGAATTAAAACAAAATGGTAATATTTTTGAAGGAAAATCAAAAGTTCTTTCAACACCTATGGGACAAATCGTTCGTTCTCTTATAATGGATGGTGTAAAGCTCGGTGTATCTAGTCGTGCATTAGGTAGATTACAAGAAGATGGAAGAGGAGTTAATCGTGTTTCTGATTTTAGATTAGTGGCAGTAGACGTTGTTGCTGATCCTTCGGTTCCTTCTGCCTTTGTTAATGGCATCCTAGAATCTAAACAATGGATTTTAAATGAAGATGGAAAATTTGCTCCTACTTATGAAAGATTTGAAAATGCAATTTCAAACATTCCTAATAAAGAAGGAAATAAATATTTAACTGAACAAATAATTAAATTTATTAATTCATTGAAAACATTGTAATTGTTATAAGTAAGTATAAATAATATCATGAACACTCGAAATTTAATTTCTAAATTAGTAGCTCAAATATGTGAAAATAATTTTTCAGATGCTAAAAAAACTTTAGATACAGTAGTAACAGAAAAGGTAAAAACACGTATTAAAAATACAATTAAAAAACAATCACCCGATAAAAAAGATAAATCAAAATGTGATTGTACAAAAACTAAAAAAAATTTAACAAAAAAGGTAGTAGGTAAGAGTAAATAGTAATATATAAAAATTTTATGGATATCTCATCAATAATACCAGCAATTGATACAAACGTTCTCAACGAAGAAGCAGCCTCCGCAATCGCAGAAGCATTTGAAACCGCAGTTAACGAAAAAGTAAATGCTCAAGTCGAACTTCAAGTTGAAGGTGCTCTCAGCAAACAAGACGAAGAACATGCTTCTAAATTAGGAAAATTATTAGAGGCTATTGATGCCGATCATTCCGAAAAATTAAAAAAAGTTGTAAATGCTATTAATGAAAATCATGCTTCTAAATTAATAAAAATAGTTAATTTCTATAAAAAGGCATTAAACGAAAAAGCAGAAACTTTCAGTGAAAAGGTTGTAAATCAAATCAGCAACTTCTTAGATGCTAATCTTTCAAAATCCATTCCTCATGCAGAATTAGAAGAAGCAGTTGCAAACAAAACTGCAATCAAACAATTAGAACAAATTAAAAAAATCATTTCATTCGATCCTGCTACTTTAAATGAAGATGTTAAAAGTCTCATCACACAAGGCAAGAAAAAAATTGAAGATCTTCATGAAGAACTCAATGTTTCTTATAAAGAAAACATCGATTTACATGAACAACTAAACGACTTAAAAGGTGCTTTAATTTTAGAACAAAAAACAAAGGGAATGCCAACCTCTAAAAAAGAATATATTTCTAAATTATTAAGTGATAAACCCGCTTCTTATATTGAAGAAAACTTTAAATTTGTTGTAGAAATGTTTGAAAGAGAAGAAAAGGACTTGTCTGGTAAATTAGTAGAAGAAGCTAAACAATCAGCAGTATCTAAAAATGCTAAAGTACCTTATTCCAAAGTAATTTCTGAGTCTACTGTTGTTAATAATGAAAACACACCAGTAAACAGATACCTAACAGCTTTACAAGATATTAGATAATTTCGAAGGTGGGGAAGAGCACAACGCACTTCCCGAACGCTAAATAAATCCATAAGGAGAAATAATAAATAACATATGAACAATGTAAAACCCGCACCTGGCTTCATTGACAGAAATCGTGCAAATCAACTACTCGAAAAATGGGCCCCTGTACTTAATTACTCAAGTGATAAAGTCAGACCTATTGAAGACGAGCATGCTCGCGTTACCACAGCTATGCTGATGGAAAACCAAGAGCGTTGGTGTTTAGAGGAAACAGGAAACTACTCAGGAAATGGCGGTGCCTTCGGCAACGGCAGTTCTGTTGGTGGTATCTATGGCCCTCCCGGCACTATTGGTTCTAATGATGGTTATGCTCAAAATGATGCTCGTTTACCAAAGGTATTAATACCTATGATCAGACGTACATTCCCAGAGTTAATCACTAACGAAATCGTCGGTGTTCAGCCAATGAGTGGCCCAGTTGGTCTTGCATTTGCTCTGCGTTACCGCTATGAGAACTCTAGCTTGGGTGCAAATGGTCTTGATGGTTACCAAACAGGTGCCACAAACAATAGCAACAACGGTACCCCCCGCGTTGCTGGACCAAATGAACTCGGTTATCAGTTCCTCGACACTCGCTTTACAGGAACAAGTGCAGCCTCCCTTACCGGAAACAGTGATTTTGATATCGCTGAGTCCGATCAAGGTGTTGCAGCTATCCTTAGCCAGTTCGAACTTTCTGGAAACATTCCTCAAGTTACTGTTGAATTCAGCAAAACAGCTGTCGAAGCTGGCACACGCCGCCTCGCCGCTCGTTGGTCTGTTGAACTCGAACAGGATCTTAAGAACATGAACGGCCTCGATATCGATGGTGAATTGACAAACGCTATGTCGTATGAAATTCAAGCCGAAATCGACCGTGAAATGATCATCAGAATGGTTCAGATCGCTCTCAATGCAGGTAGTAAAAATGGATACAGCTTCTGGTATGCTCAATCAGCTGACGCACGTTGGCTCGGAGAGAGAAACAGGGACTTCTATAGCAAGGTAATTGTCGAAGCTAATCGCATCGCAATTCGTAATCGTCGTGGTTCTGCCAACTTCATTGTTGCAACACCTCGCGTTTGCGCAATCCTTGAGATGCTTCCTGAATTCCAGTGGATGTCAGTAAACGGAAACGTCAACACTCAACCAACAGGCATTGCCAAAGTTGGAACATTGGGTGGTAGATTCACTGTTTACCGCGACACTCGTACAGACGCACAGTATCTTGCAGGTCAAAGATCAGCAGCACTTGAGTATGCACTTCTTGGTTACAAAGGCACAGAATACTACGATACTGGTATCGTGTATTGCCCATACATTCCTGTGATGATTCAGCGTACAGTAGGTCCAAATGACTTCTCACCTCGCGTCGGTTTAATGACTCGTTACGGGGTAGTAGATTACATCTTTGGTGCTTCCTTGTACTACCATGTAATCATCGTCAAGGGCTTGGGAACTGAATTTGAAGCCAACGGTTCCAAACTCTATCTGTAATCACAGAACTCAAAAACTTACCCATCCTCGAAAGAGGGTGGGTATTTTTTTTGTATTTTTTTAAATGAAATAAAAGATATTATTGAATAATATCGTCTAGTAATTCTATCTTTTCTCTTTTACTAGAATCTTTGCCTTGAAGTTTTCCCATTATTTCATCTCTTGTTGCTATTAAGATGTTATTTGTTTGTGTTCCAACACCAAGAGATTTTGATGCTGTAGATTCCACCTTTGCAACTTCTAAATTGTTTTTATGCTGCTTTGCTTGCAAGTTGATTTTGTTTAGATTATCTATTGCTTTAGTTGTTGCACTGATTAATTGTGCTAATGATGCAATTTCTTTAGGATCTTGTCCGCTTATAACTAGATCTTTTAAATTGTTTACAGCTTCTAATCCCACTTCAATTACTTGAGCCGTTTTTTCATATACGTAACTACTTACATTGTCGTCGGTTAGAGGAGGTGACGCTTCTCTTGTGACTTGTTTATTTAATTTTGGCTGTGCTGGCACTGAATCGATTCGCAATTGATCTATTATCGAATCTATTTCATTTGATTGTTCCATAATGATATATATATCTTACTAATTATTTAGTTGATTGTTTCAATAATTCTACTATAATATAGAAATGTTTGAAACTCCGAAAATATACTTCACAAAAACAAATGAAAATGCGGAACTTCCACATAGAGAAAACATAAGTGATCCTGGATATTTATTCAAAGCAACAGAAGATATTACAATACCATCTAGAAATCAAATAAAGATTTCCACCAATCTCATCATAGAAGACATTGTAAGGGGCGTTTGGGGCTTAATAATGCCCACTGACGCTCTTAATGAAGAGTATGAAGTGTTTCCCCTTACAAAGATAATAAACAATACATTTAGAGGGGAACTTAAGATTTGTCTTTACAATGCATCTGAAAATGATTATACATTAAAAAAAGGTGAAGTATATGCTAGAATTGTTTATATGCCACTGTTAACTATTGAACCAGAATTGAAAAAACATGAATAATCACTATAACACATTATGGGTTGAAAAATATCGTCCCAAAAATCTTGATGATATTATTTTAGATGGAGACGTTAAAGAACACTTCAAGACAATTACTGAAGATGTTCCTAGTATATTGTTTTATGGACCTCCGGGTATCGGTAAGAGTAGTTTAGCAAAAATACTTGTAAATGACATATTAAAGTGCCAATACCTTTACATAAACGCTTCTGATGAGAATGGTATTGATACTATCAGAAATAAGGTAATAACATTTGCTCAGACTCGTTCTATTGATTCCAAGAAAAAGATTGTTCTTTTGGAAGAAGCAGACGGTCTTACTGGTGAATCTTTAAGAATCCTTCGTAATGTTATGGAAGAGTACTGTGATACTACTCGTTTCATATTGACAGCTAACAATTTAAACAAGATCATGGAACCAATTAGATCTCGTTGTATTTTATTTAAAATTCAACCAACACTAAGAGGGTGTGCAGATCGTTGTATTGAAATTCTAAAGAAGGAAAATATTCAATTTGATATTTCTTCTATTAAGAAAAATCTAACAAACTTTTTAAATGATAGATACCCAGATCTTAGAAGAATAATTAATGATTTGCAAAAATTCTCTGTAACAGGAACTTTAGTATTTCCAGAACAGTATGAAATCTCTAATATTTCTAGTTATATAATAGAAGGACTAGTTTCTAAAAGTATATCTTCATTAGAAATACGAAAAAAGATAATAGAATCGGAAAAGGACTTTAATGGTGATTATCAAGAACTGATGAAAAATATATTTGAATATACCTATAAATCAGACGATTTAACAGATAAAGTAAAAAGAAGTCTTTTGATTGATTTAGGAGAATACATGTATAGAGACAATTTCGTGTTGGATCATGAAATCAATTTCTTTTGCTGTATTCTAGCAATAGAAAACTCTATTTGTTCTTAGATTTTTTTCTTTTAGGACCAGTAAAATATTTCTTTGCAATAGCAGGAGAAGCTGGAATAGATGTTTGTGCTGTTGCTAGTTTATTATCTATTGGATGATTATTAAGACCCTTGAAAGCATCAGTATCCACTGGTATTGGTTTACATTGAGCGTAATTATCGTATTTTTCGTATTTATTCGGAACCCCTTGTACTGGTGGTAAATTTACTCCAAAATCTAAAACTTCTACAAGCTCAAAGTCTCCCGGAACTTGAAATTCATTGAATTCAGTAGGTGATTGTAATGAACGTGGATCTGTTTTTAATGTTAAAATAATATTAATAGATCCTGCTAAATCATTTGCATCTTTAGCAGATGCATTTGTGCTGTTACCAGCAATATCATGAATAAAAAAGAATAGATTTGGATTTTCTTCTATTCTACTTCTAAGCCACTGATCAAAGCTAGAATCTTTCTGATATCTTGCTTTATAAAAATCAGAATTAAAAAACTCCTTACGTAGTTTTACTGGAGTATTTGTACGAAATCCACCATTTGAATGATGTGTATGTGCCTTTTCGCACAATGTTTCAAATTTATTAAATTTTTTACTCATATATATTAGGTTTTTGTCATAAATATTTACCATACATGGCTGCTATTTACATAGATAATCTAATAAAACCTAGAGAAATAAATTCTCCTAGTAGTTATCCTTCAAAAGAAACTGTACAAAATAAATTTGTATATACAGATTTAAAATTAGATTTAAAAGAAGCCAAAAATTTAGGAAACGGATTAAATCCTGCTATTTCCAATGATATTGAGGCTTCTTATGACTTAGAGGCAATAAGAAACTCTCTTTATAATATTTTTACAACAAGAAAGGGGCAAAAATTATTAAATCCTCTTTTTGGAGGTTCTTTAGATCAACATTTATTTGAAAATATCACAGAATTTAAAGCTAAAATATTGGGAGACAGCATCGTAGACTCTGTTTCAAGATTTGAAAATAGAGTGCGAGTAGATTCTGTACAAGTAATGCCAATGTATGATGAAAATCAATATTACGTAATATTTAATTATACTATATTAAATATAAAAGATATTAAAAAATTTGAAATATTATTTAATGCAAATAACATAACATTTATATGAGCGATATAGCCCCATTTAACAAAAATTCTTACATTGCCTTTGATGGTGTCAGTATTCGTGACATCATTGTAAATCGTCTTAATCAAGGAAAGGTATTTACCGATCAAAATTATCAAGGATCTAACTTATCTGCTCTTATTGATGTTTTAAGTTATACTTTTAATACTTTATTATATTATTTAAACAAAACTTCTTCGGAGAGTATGTTTTCAGAAGCACAAATATATGAAAACATGAATAGAATAGTAAAGCTTTTGAATTATAGACCCATTGGTAGATTAGGACAAAATGTTCCATTCAGATTGTTTGCAAATTCTAACATACCAAGAGGAAATTATTTTGTTCCTAGATATAGTTATGTAAATGTCGGAGGAACACAATATTCTATAAACAAAGACATGGTATTCTCAAAGTTATTTGATGGAACTGCCGAAATAAATGATGTCAATAATAGCTATCTCTTATATCAAGGAAGTTTCAAAGAATATCCAATATATACAGCATCTGGTATTGATAATGAAGTTTTATTTTTATCATTAGGAGATTCTGTAAAAATAGATCACTTTAATATTTTTGTATATGTAAAAGAAAAAAATTCTGACAAGTGGGATGAATGGACAAACGTTTCTGACATATTTTTATATACATCAACAGACAATGTATATACTACAAGATTCAATCAGAATTTAAGATATGAAATCCAATTTGGAAATGGTATAACAGGAAAAAAAATAAACGAAGGAGATCAAATAGCAGTTTATTATTTACAAATAGATGATACTACTCCTTCTTTGGGACAAGGTGCATTGGATAATTCTAAATTTATTAATTTTAATAGTACTAGATACAATGAAATATTGTCTTCTATTTCTTTTAATTTTAATTCAAAAATAGACACAACACAATTAAATTACATTTCAATTACCAATGATTATCCTTCAAATTCATATACTGATTATGAAAATGTAGATAATATAAGAAACAATGCCCCACAAGCATTTACTGCTCAACAAAGACTTGTTACTGCATTGGACTATGAAGTTTATATGAGATCTAATTTTCCTAATATCATTACAGATAATAGAGTTGTTAGTAACGAAGATTATATGAGAGGCCATATGAGATATTTGTATAACATAGGATTGAATAATCCACAAATTCAAAATCAAGTTTTATTCAATCAAGTTAAATTTTCAAATTCTTGTAATTTCAATAATTTATACATATATACAATACCAAATAATAATTCACAAAACTTTTTATCTCCACCTCAAAAAGAAATAATTATAAATAGCTTGTCACCCAATAAAACAATAGCAGCAAATCCTGTTTTAATAGATCCTATATTTATGAATTTGGATTTTTATATAAAACCTCCATTTGGAAATGCTAGTTTTGATGATCTATCTAATTGCAAATTAAGAATAGTTAAAAGCAAATATACTAGAAGAGCATCTTCTAGTATATTACTAGAAATACAAAATTTATTTAAAAATACCTTTAATCATACCACATCAAAACTAGGAGATTTAATAAACATAAATCAATTAAATTCTGATATATTGAATATGGATGGTGTGGATTATATAGAAACATATAGATCAGATTCTGATACTTCCATTAATGGATTGTCATTAATGATGTGGAATGATTTATATCCTGAATTAGATACTAGGGTATATACACAAAATGTTAAATTAGATTTCTTCCAATATCCTTTATTTTATAACGTAGCAAATATATCTTCTAGAATAGAAATAGTAGAAGATATCGCATCAGTTTCAAAAATATAATTAAATGTCTCTTCCAATTATAATTCCCAATCAAACGTTTTCTTTATCTGCTGGTAATTATGCTGTATACCAGATAGACAGAACAGGTACTACTCCGCTTACTTGGACTATAGTAGGATTGCCAGATGGATTGACTTTTGATTATGTAAATGGTGGATTTTATGGAACTCCTATACAAGCAGGTGTTTTTTATTCCTTTGTTGTTTTACAAAATTCCGAAGGAACAGATTCTTCTGTTGTTGAATTTAAAATAGAAGATGTATATTCAAGTTCTGTAGTTTCCTTTTCTATTTCTCCAAATAAAGGATATGCTAATTCTACTCCTTTTCAATTTGTTCCTATAATAGCAGGATCCCAAAAACCAATTTTACTTACATGGGAATTTGGTGATGGAAGTATATCAAATGAACAAAATCCTATACACATATATAAAGTTCCTGGAAAATATATTGCAAAATTACATGTACACTTTAAAGGAAAGGTTATATCTTATAATACGGAAATATTTGTAAATCTTTTAATAAACGAATCTGTATATTTTGATTTTGTTCCTCCTCCAACATTTTCTGGACATTATAATAGATATCCCTTTAAAGTAAATTTCACATCCTCTAAAAAAGGACCGCATTATATAGATTTAGGAGCACAATTTTCAAGATCATATCAATTACAAGAGGTTGAAAATAAATGGTCATTTTTAAGACCACATTGGAGATTTGTAGATTTGTTGGGAAATGAAATTAGTACAATAATTCCTAATGAAACTGAAATATATACTACAGATTTAGGTGCAATAAATACACAAGGAACTGGATTATTTTCTGGAGTAACAGGAACTGCGGAGTTCTATTTCATTGACGATATTTATAACTATGATCTATCCGTTAAGGACGATGCATATTCAACAGTAATTGCTACATTAAAGACAAATGAAATAAAATCAATTCATGATGGATTTCATGTCAATAATGATTTACCAGGATTTTCTAATAGTTTAGCAACTGCTTCTTGTCCGTATATGGTTTTACATAGACCAGTTGATAATGTAAACATAACCGATAATGGAAAAACATATAGTGGATTAAAATTTGAAAATGCTCAACAACCAGTAATAATAAATACAAATTACTTAAAACCATTTCCAGAACCATTTTACTGGAAAGATGATAGTAACGAAGTTGATGTATATTATCCTAGAAAAAATGAATTTTCGCATAATTTTCCATTAGAAAATCAAAATAATGTTACTGTAAATGCAGGAGCAACTGGAATGCGTGTTGATTTTGTCCCATTGCCAACATTTGAATGGAAAGATAAAGACAATTTAAAAACACCTGGATATTATAAAGGAAATTTCATAATACAAGACATTTTAACAGCAAATCCTATTCTTACAGCAAGTGCTGACATAACATATCCTCCACTTTCTACACAACATCATAGTCCTATTTTATGGATATCAAATCCAGAAGCGGGATTGATGACTACTGCTCAGTATATTTTCAGAGACTCTCTTTCTGCTGCGTTTGACACTCCTAACATGAAAATAGCAGTTGTTAATAATTTCAACATGCCGATAATAAGGAAAGTTGATTTCACTACAGATGCAATGGCTATTACTGGATTTCATGGTATTAACAGCATAGCAGCATTGCCATTACCAGCTTATCATGCATGGGCATTAGACTCAGAATTGAATTACCTTTATAGATTAACAACAAAGGGAACTATTTTATGTGCTATTGACATAAATCAAATTATAAGAGATAATAGTTTAGGATTTTTAACAAATGAATATGCTTCACCAGCATCTATCGTGTTGGATGGTAAACAAAACATTTGGATGACTCTTTATGATACGGTATCTACTTTAAAATTTGATAGATTTGGAAACTTTTTGTTTGCAACTACACCTTTAAGCAGTACGGGATACATATTCCCTCCAGCACCTAATATTGAAGGTCCTTGGTATGCTCAAAATTCATACTATGATTATGATGAATCTGAACAATATGATTGGAATACTGTAAATAATAAAGATGTAAATTTTGTAGAACCTACATACATAGATTCAGATACAAAAAACAATGTCTGGGTATCATATTCTCATTATGCTAGTGGATATTTAGTTAAATACGATTCTAATGGAGGTCTTATATATTCACACACATACCCAGTATGTTCTTGTCCTCAATCAATAGCAATTGATGCTGATGATAATGTTTGGATTGCTCTTTCTAATAATATATGGAGTTCTAGAGAATGTACATTAGAAAAGAGATCCTCTACTGGTACATTGTTAAGTTCATTCTACCCTATTATGGGTTTAAATCATTTAACTCTTGATTGGGATCAAAATATTTGGTTTACATTTAGCTATAGTCATATAGGGAATATAAACACAAAGTCTGGAAGTATATTTGTTACTGATTTGTCTGGAACAGGAGTCACTAAAAATGCCTCTGATTGGTTCGATCCTTCTGATAATACCGATGAAACCGCTTTAGAGGGTATTGGATGCGATTTAAAAGGAAGAGTATATGTTATAAATTCTATAGAGAATCAAGTGTATGTTTTAGACACAAGAACTAAGAAATTTTTAAATAAATTTTATGTGAATCCTCAAGGATTCACGTTTTATATGGATGATCAGTCATCTTCCACCAGAATGCTTGCTGATATTTGGGGAAAATCTTTACAAGCAAACGGAGATTGGACTGGATTGAGGTGGGTTAGAAAACATGGACACGAATTACCTTATTATACAACAGATACTTTTACGGATTATATAACAGGATCGACTGATAAAATCAATTACATTACAAATGATATAAAATCTATAGCCAAATTAAATGAAAATTTTGATATGGCAGATTACATGAAATCTTTAGCGTTCATGCCTTCTTTAATAGAAAGTAATGTATTATTTGATGACTTTTTAGGTTCTATAATGGGGAAATATCCATTTAGAAATGATGATTTGGGTGTAAATGTTTATGAAAAAATTTCAAACTTTACAATAAACAATGCAGATGTTGATTATTGCAATATAGATCAATTAAACAGCATGGCAATGACATTGAATGTAGATCCAAATGATCTTAACTTTAATCTTCCATTGTCTTTAAAATCTATACTGAACATATGTAGTATAAATCAATCCAGATTGTTTGGTTCTATTTCTTTACAAGAAGATGCGTTTTCAAAAATAAACAATCAAGACGTATTAAACAGAGGAGATCTTATATCCTCTTTGTGTTATACAGTAACAGCAGGAACTCCTGTTGTTTTAAAAGATAAATCAATTAATAAATATCAAAAAATAGAAACATCTGAAATAAACAGTTGTTCTGCATATTCAATTTCAGTTTTAGCAGAATATATAGGACTAGGAAATAGTGATTGGGATTCTTATTACGAGTTTTATACCTTTAATCCTAGCTATGATTTAACTAATATAGAAGGCATTATAGATTGGAATAACGATAAAACTACTATAAACAGAAATCTATCGAGTTCTAAATATTGGTACGGACAAGATGGATATCTATCATATGTTTTAATATATGATTTATATAAAGGATTGGGTTTAATTTAAGTTTTAACAGTAGATATTAAATAATTTGCTTTATTAAAAGCAGATAATATCTCTTCTATTTTATTATTAATTCCAGTCTTAGATTGTGTTATAAATGTATTAAGTTCCAAGGAAGTTAAAATTGCTGATATTTCTTTATAAACAGAAAAATAAGTATCAATAATTCTATCAGAATCATCTCTAAATTGAGAAATGTTGTTTATGTCTAAACATTGACATTGTGATATTATTTTAGGAAAAATAATATCATTTTGTCTAACAGTTCCTATAATTTCTTCTTGAAGAGAATCAAATAAATCATCTAAATCATCATATAAATCACCTAGTATGATATGAACAGGATGGTTCAATACATACCAATGAATCATTTTAATAGAAGATAATGTCTTCAATAAAAATGATCCAAATTCTCTAGTTGTATCTAAAGAATTCGTGCTTGCTTGTGTTGTTATTATTTGTATTTCCATAATTTATTTTCTTTTATATATTTCTGTTTTAATTAAAAAATCTCCAAGTATGGTATCACCGCTTGATAGAAACTTATAATTGTTGGTATCGGAAATATCAACGTCATCTGTTTTTTTAATCTCTTCTTCATTTTTTAATTCAACATTTTCTTCACTTTTAAAAGAATTTAATCCCAACTTATCATTAGTAAAATTAACAGTATAACCAAAATCCTCCAATTCTTTTTTTAATGATTTTAATAAATCTTCTGTGTTTTTAAAAAATAATCTCCAAAAAGGTATTGGAAATATAATATTCAATGCATTTACTCTTACGGCACATTGTTGACACGGTTCTGTTTTTTTAGTAATTATTTTAGTTATCCATCCTATTAATTTACTGTGTAAAAAACAAGCTACCAAATCACCCAATCCGCGAGAATATTTAATTTTTAAATTTGGATCTTTCATAATACGCTAGAAATTCTTTTATTAAACTTATCAACAGCAGTTAAAATACAATCAGACATATCATAAAAATCATCATCTGCTAAATTGTCATTATTTTGTATTATTTTTCTTAATTGTTTCATTATAGTAATTAATTGAACATTTAAAGGATATTTTTTATCTATATATTCAAAAGTGTGTCGTTCTTCTTGTATTTCTTCTATAGAAGAACCGATTGGAAGCATTTCTCCAGTTTCATAATCACCTTTCCACTCCCAATTTGAAATATTTGTTTTTTCGGATGGTACTTCTCTTCTTAGAATAGGAGAATTGGGTGGTATTTCATCACTATATCCTATAAATTGTTTTTTATCGTTAAAAATGGCAAACATTATAAATAATATTTATAAGATATTATGAATATGCAAAGAATTAACTCTTATATGGTCCAAGCAAGTCTCCAAATGTAGCTCCTATACGATTTGAACTTAATGTTTGTATTAAAGACAATCCAATTACACAATAACCAGGGGCTCCACCAAAAGGTGGTAGTGAAATACCTCTAGAATCGAATCCTCCAGAATTTTGTCCTTTTTGTCCTAGTGTTCCTCCAGGTGTTCCGTTTGTATAACCAAATCCACCATTTCCGGGTATGGTAAGGCTTCCATCGTTTCCATTAGTTCCGCTTTGCGTTGTGAAAGAATAGGAAGACAATGTAGAAACATTCGATCCTCCTACGCCATAATACCCCTTCGTATTTCCTGCTCCTCCACCGCCTCCACCGCCACCTTTTAGTATAGGTTTTGTTCCATTACTATTTAATGGAAATTTTATAGAATAAAAACTATTATCTTTATATGAGGCTAATCCTCCACCACCACCACCGCCTCCTCCTGCTATTGTTCCATCATTTAAAAACATTTTAACAGGATAATTAAGAACTATCGCATTTCCACCCGCTGTTCCGTTATTTGTACTATTTAAAGGAATTCCTAATGATTGACCATAACCACCGTTTCCTCCATATCCAACTATTGTTCCATAATTTAAAATATTTATATCATCTCCATGTTTAAATCCATTTATACTAAATGCTTCTCTATTTAAAACTTCGCTACCAATAACTACACTAGAATTTATTATAACTTTTATGTCAGTATTTCCTGCTAGATATTTTCCGGTTCCAATAACATGATAATACAAATCAAAATTAAATTGACTATCTGTTATTGTTATTTCTATAAATGGTCTTTTCTTTGTAGTGTTTACTACTATTCTTATTGGTGTTTCTTTTTCTACATCGTCTTGTTGTGTTGTATCTTGATCTCCATAAACAACTCCTAAAAACACCCAGTTACCCCTTTGAACCTCAAATTTATATATATTACCTTTTAATAAATGAATATCTTTTTTTAAAAATTTAGCATACATTTCTCTAATATTAAAAGAAAATTCTGGACTTGTTTGTATGTCAAATAAATAACTATTATCTAAAGGATCTACAGGAATATTATATAAAAAAAATGTTAAATTTACATTTGTATTTTCATTAAAATCTAAAGGATTGAAGTTAGAATTTAAATAACTTTTAGCAACAGATATTAATTTATCGTTTCTTTGATTTATAGTAGGACAACTTATTGCTATATTAGCATATGTAGATATGTTTAATGGATAATGAACGGAGAATGTATGTTTAGACCAATAAGAACTTAATATATTAACAGTAGCATATGCCATATTAAATCTTAATGGATCTTCAAATTGATTTGTTGCTTGTATAAAAAACGGAATATTTTCTTTTAAATCATCAAAAATAGCTTGATAATTGTCAGAATTAATAGTAAGCATGCTGGATAAATTACAAATTTCAGTATCTAATTTTAAAAGATTAAAATTATGTTTTGCCGCAGAATCGCCTACACATTCGTTTTTAGTTATTTTTTTAATTGGAATATCAGTACTCATTTTGTTAAAAACCTTTCAAATGTCCATGCACAATTTTTAATTGAAAATACAACTGCAATTAAATCGTCAACTTCATTTCTATCTTGAAAAAACATTTCTACATTAGCCTTTATATATCCATATGCTGTTTGTGCATTTGATGTAATGGTAGTAGTTGTATTTGCTGGAGTCCATGATATTGTTTTATATAATATTCTTTTAAAGTTTGAAATGACATTGAATGCTGTTTCCGTCCATGTTGGAATTGTTGCTGTAGATACATTAGATGGAGCAGTAAGTTTTAATGATGCTTGTGGTTGTGTCCTTACATAAGGAGGAAGATCATAAAAACAAGTTACATTTTTTGATTGTGAGCATGTTGCAGACGAACCCTTACAATCAAAATCTCCATTACTACAATATACATATCCTGTATAAAAATTTTTACAAGTAATAGTAATTGTTTTATTTGCAGTTGTACATAATGTGTAATCTGTTAATAGTTGATTTTCATTAACGTATGTTCCATATGCCCATCTATGCGCATATACTATAAGTTTTTGATTTTCTACATAATTATTAAGGGGTATTCCATTTTTTATAGTTATTTCTGGAAAATAATTAGAAGCCCATGTTTGTAGAGAATTTACTATATCACTTTTAGATATGTCTATATTAAATATAGAAGGGAAAAAAATAGTTATTGGTTTCAACCAACCCGCAGAATTTGTTTCTACTATAGTACATACATTTAATAGAGTAGATGAATATGTTTGCGAAATTGTTGTAATTTGTTTTAAAGTGTTTTTAAAATCTTTATAATAATTCACAACAGGTGTCCAGTAATCATTTGCTCTTTGTGTTACTTCTTTTGTTAACAAATCTAAAGTTTCATAATTTAAATTTATAGAACTCAAGGAATCGCCTATAGAAGAAGTTGGTTGTATATATATAATATCGTTCATATATTAATCCAAACATTGTTTATGTTTTTAAATTTCATATTTATAGTTCTACATGTTGTTTTTTCTATGACATCTCTTTTCAATCCTATAGATAATTGTTTGCTTCCTCCACCTTGACATGCTACTGGCACAGAAGTAGCACTAGAATTTATAATGGTACATTTATCATATGCATTGGTACATGGTCCATATCCAGCCAGTCCTCCGTGGTGATTACATCCTCTGGACGGTTTAGGACAACCAGAACAAGAAAGACTACCTCCACCACCATTTGGTATGCATGGTTCGTAAAGAGATCTATTAAACTTAAAACTAAATGATGTTTCTTGATTTAAATATATCAAAACATTTACCATTTGATCGTCAGTGTAATATATTGGATTGAAATTTACGTCTAACCAATTTTTTATTAAAGAAATTTGTTGAATCGATGTTTTAGAATACCAAACAGTAAAGTCTATCATCTGTGGATAATATAATTGTATATGCTTATTCCAAGAAGAACTTAACTTACTAACAGTTGTTGAAAGATCTATCCAAGCAGCACTAAATTGTTTAACATTACTAGCAGTAGTTAACCATCTAGCACTATATTGACTAACTAATGTATATATGTCATACCAATTGTTTTGTTGAATATACAAAGAACTTATAGATTCACTTAAAGTTAAAAAGTTATAATTTATAATATCCAATGAATCTTTTAAACAGTATCTTTGATCTATTAAATAGACATTCGAACATGTAGGTGTTATTTTTTCAAAAGTAATCATATTATATCCAATTTATTTTATATAAAGAAGTCTCTGCTGGTTTAATTTTATTAATACAATCTTTTATAGTGGTTTCTATAAGATATTTTAAATCATCATTTATGTTTAAATTATGTATATTAATATTAAAATAATTACTCTTACTTCCTGGTAATTGATTTTTATACCAATATTCAATTTCTTCTATAAAATTTCTATCTCCTACGTTAATATTCCATTTTAAATATTTTCTAGGATCTGCAAGTTCAGAAGAGAAGTATATAGCTTCTATTTCACCTACACTTAATGCTTTTGAATATAATCTCAAATCGGCAATATTTCCTATAAATTTATTAACATCATCCAATCCAATAAGATCGTTTAATGTGGTGTTTTTGATACTTGCTGCTCCTAATAATAATGAAGATCTATAATCATAATACAATTCATATAAATTAGGTTCGAAAGATACCTTGCCTACATTAATGGTATCAATATAAAAATCAGCAATCCCTCTAAATGAATCAAAAACAAAAGAAAAATGATGCCAACCGTGAGGTAAAGAGCTTGTTGTAAATGATAAAGAAAGTAATTGAGGATCTCTTCCGTCTGGTTGTGCTATTTTAAATTTCCAAGAAAGTGTTGTTTTTCTTGGAATAAATTTTCTAACAAACTGATATCCAGTAAAATCACCTTTTGCATTGAATTTTAATTGATCAAGATTTTCAACATTTAATGTTCTTAAATCTGATCTATATTCCATGCTACCAAGACTATCTATGGCATATATTTCATTATCTCTTGTATCTACTAATATTAAAACATCTTCAAATTGCTCTTTTCTATTACAAACATCAGAAGCAATTAAAGGTGTTCTTACAAAATCTATATATCTAAATACTAAATTATCATCACAAGGATCTAATGGATTAGAAACTCTTCTTCCTATTCTAAAAGAAAAATCTACAGTATCAGTTATGCTATTTATTCTAGAAATTCTGTCTTGTTCATGTGATATCCATAAATTATTATTAAAATCCACTGATATTTGTTGTGTAAACCCTACAGTTGCATAAAATATTTTATTTTTATATAAACTACCTCCTATTACTTCCCATAAAACATTGTTATTGTCTATTACCGAAACATATCCGCTTGAAAATATAACTTCATCATCAATTAATGTTATTTCTATTCTTTTTGTACTAAATGGAACATCAACAGAAAGAAGATATTGCATATTAGAATCAAATACGCTATACATTTTTTTTGTATCATCATATAAATAAAATCTTTTTTGTGAATCTATTTCTATTTGATTTATGTTTTCTATAAAATAACTAATATTAGTTACTTGCAATATCAACGAATTTACTTGATTAAATTTTGATGCTGTTTTATTTAAAACATCAAAAACCCAATAGGTGAAATCTGGTAATCTAAATATATAACTATATTCAGTATCATATCCATATAAAGTATTAGGAATTAATAAAGGAACTTCACTTAATTTTTTAAACTTATAATTTAAAGTATATGCAGTAGCAGAAATTGAATTTGTAATTGTTAATACGGGAATACCATTTCCATTTGAATTTATTAATCCAAATCCACTTTCAAAATAGTTTCCAAATATTTGTTCACCATTGATATTAGACCAATCATCAACGTTTAACCACATAGAAGCTGTCAATCTTTGTTTTTGTAATAAAGAATCGTTTGCAAGAAATAATGCATGATTGTTTCCTTTTAATTTCCAATAATTTCCTATAAAAGTATCAGGATCTGCAAAATATACCAATCCATCATTTCTAAAGTCAGAATTATCTAAAAGAGGAGAAGACAACCATTCAGTTATACTCAAAACATTGGCTCCTTCGTTTATAGTAGAATTTTTATCTAAAAAGTTTAAGAAAATTTTACTATTATCAATTCCACCTCGTTCATAACTATATAAAACACCTGGTTCAAAATATGTTTCTGAAGGAACGTCGAATGTATATTCATTAGTTGGATATATTCTTTCATTATATACTAATGCTTTGGCTGTCAATGCTTGATCCAATGTGTAATATGCAGCATTATAGTATCTATCCATCCATATTTTATCTCCAGTATTTGTACCAGAAAGCCATGAGCATAACCATGTATTATCAAATTTTTTAATACTCTTCGGCTGAGATATTCCTTTTATTATTTCTTCATAATCCCCTCTATACATACACAATCTATCAGAAGTAAATGGTATTTCTCCTGCAATCGCACCATCTTCTATAAGACCAGAGGATTGTAGGGATATTCTCTTAGAAGTAGGTGGATAATAAAAAATATTTTCAGAATCTTCATTAAAGGTAAATTCTTTAGTGTTTGACTGATATCCTAAATAAACTCTATCATATCCCTTAGCTTGATTAGTTCCTGTATATATTTTATTATATGTTCTTTTTATTGACGGAGATGCTGTTAATATCGGATTAGATGTTGAATATGTATATTCAGATGTTTGATAATTTTTAAGACCGTGTATTTGTAAATCATAAAAAGCTTCATCTTGGGTTTTCTTTATATTTTCTATAGGAAACATTCCTAAATAATTTTGAGAGTATAAATTAGACATTGAGAATTCCTCATTTATACCTAAAGGATTTGGAATTTGAGTAGGATTTACATCATAAGAAACTAAAAAACTGTCTGAAGTGCTTTTTTCTTTTTCTATTTCAAATTGTTTATATGAAACAAAATTAAAAAAATAAGATATTGGTACATTATTTGGTAATGCTATTGGGATAACTACTATACTATAATTCGTACTATCTACATACAAAATTCTGCCATAATAACTATTATATTCAAATATGGCAATAGAACTAACACCTAATATATAATCAAATATTTGTGTATCAGATCTAGGATGTACTTCGGTTTTAAAAAGAACAGTAGCAGATGTTCCAATTCTATTTAATGTTAAAAAATCTCCCTCATTGTTTTGAATTGAAAGCGTATCATCAGAATTGAATATAAAAGAAAATATGTCATTATTTGAATAATCGTTACTTCTACTATCTTTTAAGTAAAATGAACTATTATTATCATTTAAATCTGTTCTATATTGTTTTATTACAGTATTATTCCTAGACAATATAGGGGATTCTATTTTTGTTAACGGTATTTCAATATTAGGAATTTCTTTATTTTCTAAAAAGTAAGAATTATATATAAAATTAGTTAAAAACATTCCTGTTTTCTTATTAATAGAAAAGTCCATTGCATTTTTAAGAAAATTATGCAATTTAAAGGACATCCCATTAGAACACAACACATGGGTATTTTTAACTTTAAAGTTATCACCAACTACGTTAAAGTCTACTGGTCTCCAAGACGCAGTACCTAATGTATTTTGTATATTAAAAACAGCTGACATTACATATATTTAGACAAAAAACCCTATTATTGTAGGAGTTTTTATTAAAAAATATAAAAGAATCTTAATTTGTCTGAACCATCCAACCCTTTGATATTAAGCTCGCTTTAGCTGCTAGGGCAGCAGAACTTGTTGGTGTACCGTTAGAACCAAATGGGAGACGAGTAGGAACCGAAGGTGAGTCGTTGCTTACATCATTCGATCCCGATAATAAAAGGCTATATGTCATTAGACCTTGTTGTAATGTAGGTGTTACTGATGCTGGTTGGGCATTATCAATACCGATCAAGATATTTTCAATGTCCGTTTGATTTATTCTATTGAATAAAGCATCTAAGTAAACAATTCCTCCATAGGAAGAACTTATATCTAAATTTGCCAAATTAGAATCCTGCACACTTACAGTTTTTAATTTACTCTTTTGACTTAAAAAATCAATATTTGGTGAATAGGCTCCTCCTAAATCAACATATTCTAAATCAGAATCTGCAATATCAGCTTGTATACCGCTTAAATTTAAATTAGTAATCAAATTTAAATATCTCAATTTTGGGCAATTGGTAATATCAACATCAGTAGTACCATACCAATTTTGACGCAAGCTAATATATTCAAGAGATGTGCATCCAGAAAAATTAATAGTTTTAAAACAATTCACATTCAAATACATATCAACTGTAGATAGGCTTGTGCAATTACTAAGATCTACATCTACAGGTTGACTAAAACCGTCTGGGTATCTCATATAATCAAGAAGACCCACTTTTATGTAAATAAGTTTATCCCTATCCAACATTGTAATAGTATTATTTGAATAGTTTGTGCGAAACCTCACATCCCCTACCCAATCAATATAGTATGAATTAGCAACATCGTGTTTTGTAAATTCAAATACCTCACCTGGTGCAAAATCGTACATAAAGGGTGTACGTGCTGGAAAAAAATCTTCTAAATACCCAACCAAACTAGAAAGTGTTGTTCTATATTCAGCAGTTCCATCGGCTTTATAACCAACTATGTAGTCAGCATCTTCTAATGAAGGTTTATTATCGAAATCAGTGAATTTTTTAATTGCCATATATATTATTACTTATACTAAACGAATCCAAGATTATCATTGCTTATTGAAAAAAGATAACTATCATCAATTCCTATAAGTAAATCATCATTTAAAATTGATGCTGGTGGATTAATTAATTGATTTTCTGGAGTAAATCCAAGTATTAACGATCCTGTTGTGAAATATACAAATGTAAACATTTCATCATTTACTGTTGAAAGTTTAACATTATTTGTAACATAAACAACAGAAGCATTTGCTGA